CTGTCATGGGAGTACTTAGTAAAAAGTAGTACCTGGAGGAAGTGCTCAGTGGTGACAGGAAGGCGGCGATAAAGAATCTCTTCAAATTCAAATTCGGAGGTAAACGCGAAATCGTCTCTACAGACTTAACGGCCGCATCTGACCGTCTTACGCACGAGGTTGCGTAAGGAATCTGGAAAAAGATACTCGGTTGCATGGGCCTTGAAGAATCTGACTGGTTGTACAACGTGGTCATCGATTCTCTAGGACCCCAAGATCTCATATACCGCAACGGGCATGAGACCGAGATTATCAGATCTTCCTGTGGTATCTTCATGGGATGCCCTCTCACCTGGGTTACACTCAATATTGTTCACGCATTTTGGGTTGAGGAGGCTAGATACCGACACAAGAAGAATTTCGAAGAAGAAGAAGAACTCGCTGCGATCCAAGGCAGAAATATGGTACCAATTTCGTTGGTCTAACCATTCAAGATCTGTGGTGACGACCTTATTGGCGTCTGGAGCCCAGTTTTCAAGGATCATTATGAACAAATCATTCACGAGTTCAATGGCAAGCTTTCTGTAGGAAAGCATTTTACTTCCAAAAGATACGGTGTATTTACAGAGATAATCTTCTCTATGAAAAGTAAAATGACGCTGGCGCGTATTGCCCAAAGGAGGGATCCGTACCCCAGTCTAGATGATTCTAACAGTAGGAATCGCGGAGACATGGATTACCCTCAAACTTAAGCTTTCTTCGAACGAGTCAAACGGAGAGGTACCGAAGCCTATCTATCACCCGCAAAACGCGTGCGGGTCTGGCAATTCGGTAAACAGATACCTGTGTTTCCCACATTGGGATTGGTCGGCAAGCCCGAATGGGCAGAATAATACACAGCCGAACCTGGTTCTGTTCCAAGAGATTCACCTTGGTGGATGGCAATTGGGCCATGCATTACCTCTCTCATGAAAGACTTTCCAGAGTCTAAAGACAAAATCCGGAGGATATTTCATTCTCATAATTCTTGGCAAGTAGATTGGGCAAGATAACACGGTTTTATTCCGTATCTTCCCACTGCTTTTGGTGGTTTTGGTCTACCTAAGCCAAAGGGCAATTAGAGAATCAACGATGTCCCGAATAAATTTAAGAATGGCGTACTAGCTCTAGCGACAAAGCGCAGGACGATTTCAGAGCATGTACCCCTGGCGATAGCTTGTTACAAGCAAGAACTCAGAAGGAGAGCCGCCAACATTTATTCGAAAATTCAGGAAGGATTACTGGTCAAAGACCAAAGAGCTGCAAACCTTGCTTTTCTGCAAAGGGCTTATGTACCCGAAGTGGTACTAACTAGGAAGAAGAACGCAAAGGCGATTCCTGGTTATTAAATTAGCTCACAGACTGCGAGGTCATATCAAGAGTTAGCTACCCAGCGTGTCTCAGAGGAAATCTGGAGACTGGGTTTAGAAACTCGAGAGAGGGCATTCGACTGCCCTCGTCCCGAAAGAGTAAGTGCTCTTGTTCGGAGAACCCTCAGAAGAGTGGGTCACGGTTTTATCCGTCGAAACCCTCGCAATATTCTGTTATCATCGTTGTTATCCCGGATGGAACGAAATACATCTTTAGATGTAGTTCAAATTCGTTTAATATCGAGACCCGTAACAGTATAAAGCGTAGGTGGGCGTATAACACCTATCTACTACGCTGCAAGTGACTTGGAACGCTACCGTGCGTTCCAGTTTATCCACTTGGGGGGTTCCCGACACGTCGGGACCGTTCATGGCCGTAGCAC